CTACATATTCTTGCGGTGTCGCAATTCCATCGAAAAGCGAATAGTGTGTGTGAACGTGAAGTCCAGCGTAACTCATAGTGTCCTTAATGTTTTGGTGTGTAAAAATTATGACATACTTTGGTGGCGATGTCAATACCGTAAAACAAATGTAGGGGTACCGAAGTACCCCCACAAGTGTTAATTATTACCAGTCCATATTTGCTGAAGTGACTGATGGAGAGTCGAAGCCAAGGTAGAATGCTTCCTGCTCTGCATATGGAACGTGGCGAACCACAGTGTCCAAGTTGAATGGCTCAATGCCAGTCCAGTCAAATGGCTCTGAGTCTGGCTTGGTTGGTAGAAGCGTGTAGTTGGTTTCAGTTCCCTGACCATTACGCTTGATCTTCCACTCAAGGTTTGAGATTGAGCCAGTCTCTAGTGCATACTCACGAAGAGTGTTGAATGCAGACTGCTTTGAAATGCCCTGCGACCATACGGCTACATATGGAGGCTCTAGTCCGTCATCAACTAGAACGTTGCAGTAGAAACGAAGACGAGCCTTCCAGCCAGCCTTTGGGTCCTTGCGGTGCATCTCTTCTGCCCAGTCACGACCCTCGCTGTCCATAGTGTCTACAGCCTTACGCTTGTAGTCCTTTGGGTTGGTGTGTTCCTTGACTACGATTGCAAGGCCACGGTCAGCACTGTAACTAGCCGAGTCCTGATCAAGTTCCTCAATGAAACGAATTTTTGCAGACTGTCCGTCTGCTAGTTTTACCCAACGAACCTTTGGTCCATTGCTTTCATACTTTGGCTTATCCATTAGTGCATTGATATTTGTTAGCCCTCTGATGATACTCATGTTGCTCTCCTTTTATATTGGTTTATTATTGTAGCATAGCAGCGATACTCTTGTCAAACGATTCATCAAGATTCTTGATATCTTCATCAGACATATCGCCAATATCCTTATATTGTTTATCTAGTTTAACTACGTTAACACGAGAGCCAAGTCTTTCGACTATCTTGTCTTTCATGTTACCGCCTGCTTCATCATTATCTGCAATAACTATAATGTTATTGAAGTATTTTTGTAGTAGGTCTGTTTGGAAATTAGATACGTTAGCACCTAATGTCGCTACCGCTGGAAAGCCACACTGGTCAAGGCGGATGGCATCGAATGATGATTCGACAACATAGACCTTGCTTGATGTCTTTACACGGTGTAGGTTAAATAGGACTTTGCTCTTGGGAAGTCCTGGAGTATTTTTAAAGTCTTTGCCTTCGATTGATCTTCCAACAAAGCCAACCTCTGTGCCGTCAGGCGAGTGGACTGGGATAGTCACCATGTCCTGCTTTTCGGAGAACCCTAGACCAAACTTCTTTACGGAATCTTCTGAGACAAGTCTGCCAGAGTAGTAACGCATGGCACGTGGTGAATCTAATGCTTGTTGGTTTAAACGCTTAATTAAAACTTGATCATACTGCGTGTATTCTGGTTTAGTGACCAGAGCCTTACTAACTATCTGCTCAATGTTAGTTTCTGTTTCTTTAGACTTGATATATCGGATTGCTTCGAAATAAGATCTTCCAGATGTGTGCATGATGAACTCTGGTAGGCTAGCAACGTGGTGGCAAGAAAAGCAAAAGAATGTTCCGTTTACCTTGTCGATTTCTCCAGCAGGCGAACGGTAATTGTTGTGGTATGGGCAAAAGATAATGTAATCAGAATCTACTTCTGATTCAATGTCGATTCCTGACCCAATAAGAATTCGCTGGATTTGCTCGGCTGTGTATAAATCACTGTTGTGCCGTCTATCCCCACTACGCATTCAATCTTCTTCTTTCCTATGTATGTTCCGTATACTGATATTTTAAATATAAAGGTTTCTGTTTTTCTATTATACCTGATCGTAAAGTCTGAGTCAATGTCAAGCCTTTCAGCATATCCAGAGTCTCGCATTTGTTGTCTCAACAACCTAGTATATTCTGTTTTTAATCTTGGAATTGCCGAATCATCGTGAATCTCTCCACTAAATGAAAACCGCTTAATAGACTTATGGTGTAAATTTTCCACACTCTATTATAACCAATTTTCTTTTAGTTATCTTCAAAGTCCTTGTACTTGTACCAGCCCTTGTCAAAGTCTACCTGCACCAAGAACTCGCCCATAAAGCCATTACGGTTCTTACGGAAGACACACTCTAGAATGTCTGAGTTGGTAGCACGGCCCAGTGCTAGAACCCAGTCAGCATCATAGGCGATCTGGCGAGACCATGCGGTCTGGCCTAGCGTAGGAACTGTGTCTAGTTTAGTAACGTCATCTGGCGTAGCAGACGAGATAGCAATGATAGGCATCTCTTCGCTAATAGCCATAAGTTTAAGTTCACGAGATAGGTTCTTCATGCGTACCGTTTCGTTATCTGACTTCTGGTTAGGCGACATCAACTGTAGGTAGTCTACAATAACTAGGTCTGGCTTATACTGATCAATCTTTCCACGAATAACTGATGGGTTTACTTCTCCACCAGAATCGTTTGAGATGATGTGGAACTCTGGCTTGCCAGCAAGTTCCTTAGAGTGCCAACGCTTTAGGTCTTCAATCTCAACCTGACCGTTAGACAGTTTGCGATGTGACCAAAGGCCCTCGCCCATAATTGCAAACACACGATTACGAACTTCTGTCTCGCTCATTTCAAGAGAGATAATGAGTGGCGATCTACCCTGCTTCCATGCCTGTACCGCCATGTAAAGAGCAAACCAAGACTTGCCGATACCTGGATACGCTAGGAAGACACCCAATTGTCCTGGAGTAATTCCAGCAGGTAGGTAGTTGTCAAAGCCTGGTAGGCCAGTCTTAATACCGATTGAGCCAAGTGCTTGCTGTCTTGCTAGGTTCTCAAAGTATGCCACTGCTGAATCAAGATCGGTGGCATCAATGTCACGGATAGTTGCGGTGTTCTTCTTGAGTTCTGAAGTCTTGGCAATAATTGTTTCTAGGGCTTCTGCACTGTGACCAGCCTGAACGTCAGAGGCAGCATTGCGAAGAAGTTCTTTGACGCTGTCGTTTAGGAATTCCTTTTGGAGTTCTTCTAGGTGATACTTGGTAGCACCAATGTTCTCGGCTGGGGTGAAGTCACGAAACTTTTCGATCACTAGGGATACTGGTGGCACTGAAGAGTTGGCCTCTGAATAGTTTCTGATAAACTGCCAAATGTCTTTGTGGGTACGCAAAAGATTCTCTACGTTTGCCTGTAGCAATACGTGAACCTGCTTGTCCTGTAGGACTGCTGTTAGTAGTCTAGCCTCTGTATTACTCATTGTTTAACCATTCCTTAGCCAGTCTACGGCGTTCGGCTCTCTCTTTATTGTCTAGTTCTAGTTGTTCACGTTTGGTAATTATGTCGTGAGCATAGTTTGCAAAATATTTCCATGTTGGATTTTGTGCAACACTAAAGTAATATTCTAGCAGGTCGTAGCAGAAAGGTAAAGTGTAAGATTCGATTAGGGCATCTGATGCCCACTGCTCTACGTTTAAATTCAATAATGGCTTTGCCTCAAACTTTTGGGTATGTAGTTTAGAGTATCTTGAAAGCAAAGCCATTCGGTCTTTGCGATCTGCCATTACTTGCTTTCGATCTCGCCTTGAGCCTCGTTAACCTTTTCCTGAAGTTTGGCTTCAACAAAAGAGTATACACGATCGAATGCTTCGTTGGTGTTCTCACCATCACGCTTGTTATCTGTAACAGATACATCAATTCTCAATGATTGAAAATTGCCTAGGTTGAGCGTATAGCCTAGCCCAACAGTTACCTTGGTGTCTTCGTTATTCATACCCTGTTCCTTTCAAGAACAATTAAATTGATTCGGACCAGATAGGGATAAACCGTCCATCTTCAGTCCTTGTATATGTAAGTATACCATCTCCCATACGCCGTGTCAACTCTTGTCTTGTAGGCGTAATGTCGTTAGTAATTAACTTATCATTTCTTGGTCTACCAATATGGTAGGTAGCAAGTATATCACGAATCTCTAAAACTTGCGACTCTGAATAATAACTTCTTACCTGCCATCCTGTGCTACCCCCCTTTTGAGAACCTGTGGGGTGAGGAATGATTCCTCGTTTCATTAGTGATGGCATATACTTCTTGTGTCTGTTGACTAGGTCTGCAGTTTGACCTACAGTATAAGCACGTTCTCTATTCTTTTTAAAATCGCTAATTAGACAACTTTCAATCTGATCTTTTACAATGTTATAAACAGACATAATTCCATTAGATTTGTTAAGGTGGTGAACACGAACAAGGTCTCCGTTTAAGAACCAGACTTTTTTATTGCCAGAAATTACTGGTTTACTATTATATCCAACAGCAGCAAGGTTGTTGTTTTTGGTTGACACTATTGCTCCTAGGCTATGATGCCAACTGCAATAACCTGGACGTGAAGATTTCTAACTGTCCCAGGTGCAGCAAATCTAACGTTGATCTTGCAGCCTGCTTTTGTAATGTCAGAGATGGTGACAATAGCGGTCTGCGTTGCGTCTGTAACGTCTCCAAAGATAACTGGTGTTGCAGTTACAACTGGTGGTCCATCAAATGCAATCTCAGAAAACTTAACGTCTGCCTCGCCCTTGCTGTCTAGAGTAATGTTTTCTGACTCTAGTTTTACCTTAACGGTAGATGCAAAGAATGATGTATTTGATGTTGCCTTAGTTGAAACAAGAGACTCGGTATTGGTTGGCTTAATGTGCGTCTTGCCTTTTCTTTGATCGACAGCCTTGATTAGATCGTTTACTGCGTTGGTTAGTTCAAAAAGAAAGGCTGCGTCAATAGGCTGGCCTCTAGATGGTGTCGGTAGTATTTTTGCCATAGTAATACAATTATAGCATTAAAGTGTAAAGTCTGTTTCTACAAGCAAAACTGATTTTGGGTATAAGGTCTCTGGCGAGACTGTTGAGGTTGTGGCTGCATCTAGTCCACGATATGTTGGGACTAGAACTGCAACATCTACCTTATTTTTGCCAGATGGGGCAACCGTTGAAAAGTTTGTGGATGTCGTCTCACCCATAAAAGACCATGGAGCAGCAGTTTCTGTTTCATTATTGTGAAATCTTACATAAACGTGAAATCTGTTTGTAAAAATTTTTTTGTTTAGAAATAGCCTATCTACGTTCCAAGTAATAGAAAGAATCTTTGGGGATCCACTACCCTTTGTAACACTATATTCTGCAGGCTGCCCCACCACGTCTCCAGTATAAAGGGCAATCTGTGTTCCATCAATTTCTGTAGCAACTTCAAAGTTAGGAGACCATCGTGAAGAAAGTTTGCCGTCTTCTGAAACTACACGATATCTAGCAAAATAAACATTCTTTCCACCATCTTCTGGGGCGGTGATATCATCTGGAAGATAGAATAGGTCTGGCAAATCTTTGGCAGGTATCCTGACAAATTTTCTGCTTGCCATTATACATCCACCGCAAATCTAAACTCTACATAGTTAGTTGAGTTTGGAGATTTAATGATTGTTCGTGGCTGACCGTTTACGTTATTTGTAACAACAGTGTAACCTGTCATGCCGTATAGTGGATTTGGAGTTGACACATTTTCAAACCTAAGTCCGTCAAGGCATACGTAGTATAGGTCTGTTGGCTCTGCGTTATCATCCAATACGCTTACATAAACTTTTACATTCTTTACGATCTCCCAAGAAAATCCTGGAGACTTTGTGAGGTCTTCTATCTTTTTGTTAATTACAAAATATCTATTTAAAGATAGGTCAGCGACTGTTACGTTCTTTCTGGCGGTGGCATTGTTTGCAACGCCAATTGTAGTATTAGAGTCATATAGATCTACCTCAAGTCTAGCGTATTGTCCTTCGTCATAGGTATCGTTAGATGTAAACTCAACCATAATCCTTACGTTTGATGGAATGTCATTTAGTTCTGGGTCTTCGTTTTTTGATACCACTGAAAAGGCAAGTCTGATCTCGTCTGTAACTGCATTGTTGTCGAAGTTAAGTCTTGCATTTGTTAGGTGGATGTGATTAGACTTGAAGGTGCCTCCATCTGTCCATTCTGCGTCCACAGAAAGAACTCCAGTTTGCGAAGTCACATCTAGTTTTGCAGACTTGCCAGACATAAAAATTGTATTATCTAGGAATCTTGGTTGCTCAAATCTTTTAGTTCTGTAATCGCTTAGAAATATGCTGTTACTTGCAGGTGCCTGAAAGACAGGCTCTGTTCTTGCAATACTGTTGTTTGCACCACCTTCATCCAGCCTTCCTGCAATTGGTGGAATTACAACTGCTGAGTTGTCGGTTGCTGAGTGATATGCCCAGCCCTCATTTCCAGAAAATGAATACAAAGATCTGCTATCTGAACTTGTTGCCAGAGAGTTCCCCAGTGCAGAAAACAATCCAATCTCACTTATTTCGTATCGATCTGCTGTTGGAAGTTCGGCTGTTAAAACTACTTTTGCTGTATCGTTTTCATTGACAAAGCCACGAGAGATAATTGGAACACGAAACATTTCAAAGTCTAATGACTGCTTATCTGAGTAGTCCCCAAGGTCTTCGTTAGTTGGCAAGGGTTTTGCCCCACACCCAATAGCAATGTAGGATGCATAGGCTGGTGCCTGACCAATCAGGTATTTAGCCATAATTTCTTTTCCAGTATTTGTAATCATAAGTATCTCCTCTATTGTACCATTAACTGTCTTGAATTTCTACGCCTAGGTCTTGAATTTCTCCGCCAGAAAGCATTTCAACCTGAACCACAAAACCATCTTTGATATTGTCAACGGCAACAACTAGGTCTCCTGTCGCACTGTCAAAATATACCGCTCCGTCTACCGAATACTGTCCAATGTCTAGTGCTGACGAAACGTCTACAGAAGTTCCAGATAGGGCTAGGAGTCTTTTAGGGCTGTAGATAAAATATATGTCTGACAGGTTCTTTATTGGCTGGTAGGTTATGTTTAGTCCAAGTACCGCTTCGCTTCTGCCTAGATCCATCAATTCAAATAGGGAAAGGTCTTCGAAAAGTTCTTCGACAAGTAGTGATTCCGAGCCAGCAAGTTCTTCAGTAATAATGTTTCCTGGAACAGATATTGCAATTGGCAAATTTCTTCGATTTTGTGATTGACTAGTGACCTTTACTACCTCTGGTGTTGCTGCTACTGGAAGTTTTCCATTAACAAGGTTGTTTGTGTCTCCATAATATTTTGTACCGTCTGCCAAAACGTTAACTCCGCTAACACCATTATAAAGTGTTCCTACGCCATATCGCCCTGTGCCTGTTGGGTCATATCCAAAATTTGCCATGCTACACTACCTCGCTCAAGTATACAGACATTTCTGGTCCTTGGTTGCTCTTATTGTATTCTATTTGATACACAACAAATCTTGAAGACTCTGGAGCAATCTGGTCTGTTCCATTCTCATCCTTCATGTCAATGTTTACAATATCTCCTAATTGCAATGTTGGCATAGAGAATACGTTAACTCCGATAGACTTTCTTGGTCTCATAATCTTATTAGCAATCCAGTCCATTAGTGAGTTTGCCATGTCCTGGCTTTGAATATATCTAGACTCAAGCGTGAATTCTTTTTTACCATAGGCAGATCTACTGTTTCTAATTCTGTTATACTCCTGTGCTTCCTTTAGTGGTGATGTAACCAAAGACGATCCTGTTGGAGTCTGTGGATCTGACAGGCTTGACCTTGTTGAAAAATACTCATCTACAGTTAATTCGTGTGTTGCCTGTTGTGTAAATGTTACACCCTGAAGCCTTAAGTAGTTTCCCCCTGTTCCGTCAAGAACTAGGACTGAGTCTGTTGAGTTGAATATCATAAACTCTGCTGAGTATGGACCAGCAATAAATCCAGAAACAACATAGCCCCTATCGTTGTTGTAGGTTGGTGCAATCTGTGCTGTTAAGGCTGGATAAGACTTGTCGTATCTTACGTTAAAGTAGGCAGCCTCTCGCATGATAGTTCCAAACTCTTCGTAGTATATCGCCTTTCCTGTTGGGCTAGATGGGCTAACATCCTTTAGGAATGACTCATTGATAATACCACTTAGAGCATACTTACGCATTGACTCGTTAAAACTTATTGACCCAGACCCAAAGATACCGTTTTCTGGAACAGATGCACTAGAAACAATCTCGGTGCTTGAGGTTTGGCTAGGTGATGCAGAAATAGCAAACACGTGCTCAAACATACACTTTGCTTTTCCACGAACAAATAGGGCCATGTTGTTATAGATAATTGGCTTCTTGGTGTTTGCATCTATAAACGGTTCGGCATCTGTAACTGTTCCCACAAGAACGTTATTTACGTAAAGGTAGAATCTTAGATTATTTTCATTAACAACCTCATACTCAACCGCTAGGTCGTAGACTGTGCTTGCCGAGTTAGTTGATGACATTCTTGACTGACCAGTAAACAATCCGTTGTCAACAGACACATTTGTTAGACCTCCCCATAGTTTTACAGGGGTTGCTTTCTGTCCAGTTAGTACGGCATTGCTTTCGTCTAGCCCAACATTCATCTTGTAAAATAACAGGTTGTGAACTGGGTCTTCAATGATCTTGTCGTCTTGAGTATACTTTGTAACCTTTCTAGATATGCTTGTGTCAGAAAGAGCAGCAATCTCAAAATAGTATCCGTTGTTTGTTACTGGGTTTAGCAATACTGCAATTCCTCCAGAAGAAGCCTTTAGAACAGTAGTCGTTTCATTTCCAGAAGGGGTTAGTTGTTTGCTTGTGTACCAAGAATCTTCTCCAACACCAGACTGCTCCTGACCATATCCGTATTTACCAATAAGTCTAAGTCTAGTTCCAAAGTACTTGTACTTTGCAGCATCTGCACCAAGATTTTTGTATGTGTATGAAACAAAGTCAACGCTGTTTGGATCATTAGCGTCAGTAAAGGCTGGTCCAGACATAACAAGGGCAGAAGATTGTACGCTTCCATTAGGAACTGTTTGTGGATTGGTAATTCCATTATTATTTGTAGTTGTATCAGAACTTAGATAGTTTTTGATTACCCCAGTAATTGACGATCCCTGACCAACTGTAGAACTGTTTCTGTTTCCAGAGTCATTTGTTTTTCCACCTGCAACTTTTGTAGAATCCAAAGACAGGAATCTTTGATCTGTAAAGTTTATAGCCTGAATATCCTTTAAAAGATTTTCTGCAGAGATTCCTTTTAATGGTACAGAAGTATCACCTTTATGCTTAATTTTAAACAGTGTGCTACTTTGAATAGACTCTACCCTAAGCATGTTTAGGTTGTCTGCATCAAACGGTTTAGTGACGGTTAAATCTGTTCCAGACTTAGACAGAGACTTTTCTATTGCGATTAAATCTACCTGCTGCCCTACCTTAATTCCGCTAGTATCTTCAACAGCAATGGTTCTGTTGTCATATGCTAAAGATGGCACTAGGTCTTCAATTACCCCACAAACAGTTCCTGGATTAACGGTTATTGTTTTTACAATTGTGCCATTAATTACCAAAGAAATATCTGTTGCAGTATTGTTTGTTACCGTTGCTGTAAAGGTCTGATCGATAGTGGTGGCTGTTGACGTTGCTATTGTGACTAGGCCTGTACCCTGCTTAATAAGTGTTGTGCCAACATCGTGAGTTTTTGGATTTTTCTTTGTTGGTGTTAGTGGTTTAGCGACAATGGTTCCAGAAGTTCCTCCAGAAATATTGGCCCCAACTACTGACCAACTAAATGATGATCCAGGAGATACCCCTGCTTCAATGGTGTTTTTGTAAAAAGATCTAAAAGATGGAAAGGTTGCTTTAATGCTCAGGGTCGATGTCGTTGATCCTGGAACAATATTTGAAATACTAATGTTGCCAAGTGATGTGACGGTGTCTATATTCTTTTTTGGCTGCAGGGATTGTGTAACAGAATAAACCGTTCTGCCAGCCATGGAAAGTGAATAGGTGTAGTCCTTTGAAGCCTTTAGATTAGTTGCAGTAACGCTTCCAACCCCTGTTCCACTTCCTGCAGACAGTGTGCCAGGTGCAGTTATTGTCCAGGCCAAAGATCCTGTCCCAAATGTTTTAATTGGAACTGTGGCCTTGTGTGGAATGTATGCGTTTCTTAGTTGGAAGTTTCCAATAGCACTAAAGAGGTAGTCTGAATCCATAGTAACACCAGATACATTTTGTGCCCAAGATGCTGTGTCAAGTCCTGCCTTGTGTTCTACAACCTTTGTGCCAAACTGACCACGACCATGAACCTCTACTACGCCTGGGATAGGTCTTCCAGTGTCTTTGTTATAGAAAGGCTTTGAGTATATGCGAACAAATCCTGTTGGATACATCTTGCCATTAAACGGAATCTTTGAAAAGTAGTCCTCGTATTCTTCAAGGCTGCTAATCCAAACATCTGCTGTTTCTCCTAGCACCTTATACTGAACTGCATCATACTTAATTACTTCACCGTTGGCATAGAAGTACCCTGCGTATCTACCCATCCACTGAGCAGCGTCACCAAAGTCAATGATGTTGTCTTGAACAATACCCTGAGCATTTACTGATGGAACCCTATTGGGCAATGCTGTTTTAAGTGGGATTGCTGTTAGTGCATAGGTAGAAAGTGATCCATCGTTACCACCGTTTTGTGTCTTGGTGGCTTCTGATGGAGATACTTCCCAAAGAAGCGAAGGCTTGTATGTCCAGTTCTTGTCACGGTCTAGTTTGTTAGCCTGCTCTAGTGACGAGTAAGACTTTTCAATATACCGAGTTGTAAAGTTAATCTTTCCATCGTTGTAGACTTCTGTGTCCTGGCTTGCGATGCTAACAATGTTTGCTAGTTTTGGCTTAGTTGTTGAGTTTCTTTCTACACCATTCTTGGCAGAGTCTTTAGAGCCATATAGCGTAAGGTCTATCTCTCTGTCTGTTGCTTTTGGAAGCATGTAGTTTCTTGACATCAGAACAAAGTTGTTGTATTCGTCAAAGAACATTGCTGTTTGCGTAGAACGTGCTAGTTCGTTTAGGACTTCTGCAACAGTTACATCTGGCTCAACATAGAAGAACGGTATGATTGGCTCTGGCTCTCCTGCTACCCTCTTAAAGATGTAGTTGCTAAAGCCAATGTTGTCCAAAAGAAACGACACTGCATAACTTAGAGATGCGTTTCTGACAAGTACCTGCGGTGCAGAGAACGATTCAAAGTAAGAGAACATATCTCTTAGGTTAATTCTTACAGTCCTAGAGTCTGCCGATATTTCTGGGAAGCCATCACCATACATAGTCTTGATAGGAACAAAGTAGTCATAGTATGTTCCGTTCTCAAGAACCTCTGCGATAACATCATAGATCTTAAACTGGATTTGGTTTGGTGCATATTTTGCAATAATGCTTGTTGAATTATTGATGTTAAACGAATTGTCAAAGTCAAAGATTTCTATAGATCCTGTAGACACTAGGAGTTGTCCTACTGGCAATCCGCTTACGCCTAGATCTGATGCTGTTTTCTTTGCAGATACCGCCTTTGTTCTGTCGGTCATGTTTACAGCAAGACGAGTAGACATTTCAATAAGGTCGAAGGTAGAGTCTAACTTGTTCATGGTTTCTACAACAATCCTGAGACCCTTAAGGTACTGCATCTCTCTGAAGGTATTTCTAAATTGATTCGTTGTGTTGATAAAGTTATCTGGGCTTGTAGTGTCTGTAACAAAGTGAGTGAATCTGTCTACAGTTTCTTCTGCAACTATCCATCCATACTCTGGAGCAAACACCTGATATTCTTCATCTGCTTCAATCCATATGTGGTATTCTCCAATGTCTGTTGCAGAACTTTTAATTAGGTAGGCATATCCGTTTACCGCCTTAACAGGCAAAAGGGCTGTTGTTGAATATGTCTCAGCCTGAACAAAAATGTCTCTGTACATATCTGGAACAATTAGTCCATAAGATAATTCTACATATCCGTCTGCACCAATTACAGGAGAGCCATCTCTTCTTGTGGAGTTTGCGTCAAATGTTTTTAGGTCTTCCCATCCATCTCCGACGAGTCCCTGAATCTTCCATTTAACAGGAGTTGTTTTGTTTGCGTTTCCAAATAGTGGGTCTGGGATACTTCCATTTGCAGTAGCAATGCTTCCCTGATTAATTGTTCCGACATTAGTTTGCATCTTTACAACTACCCTGTTTGCTGGAACTACTTCTTTATAGACAACAAAAGGAACCGCATCGTCAATTGCGTATTCAGATAGCCCACCGATTGTTCTGTTTGCTACACCATACTCTTTGCCAGTTTCTGTTCTAAAGGATGTCCAGTATTTAAACTTATCGTTTCTATCAGACACGTAGTATCTTGGCCTGTTTGTGTCAAGGTATGATTGACCTAGACCGTTAATCGTTGTACCGTTTACGAAGTGTGTTCCAAATGTTGTAAAGTATCTGGCCTTGTTGATTCCAGATCTTGGTCTAAACTTGCCAAGGCAGTCGTCTAGAGAGAAGTACAGTTTTTTCTTTTCGTTTACAGTAGAGAATCTAATTGGCTCATTTGTTTCATTAAACCCATTCTCAATAGTAGTATCTGAGTTGGTGGCATTTTTGTGAAAAGGATCGTTTGGGTCAAACTGCACTGGTAGAAGTCTAAAGTCTGTAGATGTTTTACGATAGCGATAGTTTCCCACCATAGAAATGTTGTCAGGAATATTCATATTCCATTCAGCAGATATGAATGATCTGTTCTTAACGGATGAAGAAGTTTCTAGGTGCTCTTGTAGTTTTTCGTTAAAGAACATGCTATACCTCTTCCAGGCTCAGAGACACACCCCAGAGGTCGTGCCCATATCCTCGTTTTTCTACTGAGTATGAAAAGTCTGAAAAGAAAACTTCTATAACATCTGAGTATTTGTGTAGATTGTTATACTTGTTTTGACCAGTAAAGTTATCGTATCTATCGTATGATAGGAATAGCCAGAATGAACCTTTGTGGTTTTCATACCAGTCAAGCAATTCAATACCGCCAGCACCTCCGTCTGCCGTATACATCTGGCTCATGCCGTCTGATACAGTTGAGGTTGTTCTTAGAACTGCAAGACCATTCTCGTCAAACTCTGGTGATGCAGCATAGCCTCTAGATGGCAGTCTTTGCCAAGATGTAGAAATCTGTACCTTGTCTGCAATGTGATATGAACGCATACGACCATTGACCATACGCTCACGCTTTTCAATTCTTTGTGGCTTGAAAGATATTTCTCCACGGTTGTGGTCAGATAGCACTAGGAAGGTCCCAGCCTCGTCAGGAGACTCTGCAATAATATCCCCATCTGATCCTAGTTCATAACCTACAGGGACGTAGAAGCCCTGCTCTGTGAGTGTTCCAGGGGTATCTGAAAGTAGCATGGCCTGTGGCCTGCCCCACTTCTTTCTACCTGCCATATACGCTGATGTGGTCATTATAGAACATTGCTCCTAATTCGCTGTGAGTCAATCTGCTTAATCTGTGCCATTACGGTTCTTGCAATGTCATTAGCATTTGCACCTGAGTTGGCAACGTTTACGTTGACACTATAATTATACACTGAATCTCCGCCGTATGTTCCACTATTGATAGACTTTAGGTTGTCTACCCCAAAACTCTTTACCGCTGGCTGGCTTACAACGAACTCGCCTGGGGTAAGCATAGCAGGAATTGTATCTGTTCCTCTTGCAAATCCACCTGCCAGGAATCTTTGTGGCATAACCATACCACCCATCTTAAAGCCCTGAACACCAAATGCTTTAAGTTCTGCTGTTCCGATTCCAGAACCTGCCAATGCAGAAACTAGTGGGTCGATGTTTGGCCCCTTATATTTTTGATACGCATCGTGGGCAACATCACGAGCGTCACTAAGTGCTTTGAGTTCTGCTTTTTCTGAAGCCATCGGGCTTGGACCAATCGCTTTTTCTCTGGCTGCAAGACTATTGTTTGCCTGTGTGTAATTATCTTTTAAAGTTTTGTAGGTTTCGGCATTTGCTTTTAGCAGTTCAAGGCTGTCCCTAATTGCTGGTGAAAGTAGTGAGAATGCTTTAGATGTAGATTGCTGCAAGTTTTTTGATAGAAATGACAGGGATTTTTCAGCGGTTCTGTCGTAAGTTGCTTGTAAGTTTAGTAAGTTAGTTTTTTGATCTGCTGTTAGTGTTGCCCATTTTTTCTGATCCTGCAATCTTATATTTTTGTCTAGTCCTAATTTGCCAAACTCTTCGTTTCGCCTCTGATTAGCAGTTCTAAATAGATCTTCTGCGGTATTACCAGATGCATCTGGAGTTCTAGTATATCCATATAGATTTGAAAGACTAGTGTTAGGACCTTGTCTAAAGCGGTTACTAGTCTTTAATGCTGCCACTGCATCTTTAACAGTTGTTATTTTACCTGGGTCTGCTGGTGGACTACCTGGCACATCATCCACGACACCAGTTCCAGTACCGCTACCAGCATTAACAACTTTTCGTGTAATAGTTTGTGTTTGAGGCTTTGATGCTTCTGCATTCTTTTTAATTTGTTCCGCTGTTTGTGCTACAAGGGTATTAAGAATCTCTCTTTGCTTTGCAAGAATAACTTCGTTCTGTACAATCTCGTCTTTTCTAATCTCAAGAACTTGTAGTTGGATGTCGTACATCTTTTGCTCAAGGTCTGCCCTGCTTAGTTTTTGACCATTGATCTCTACGGTTAGTGCGTCTACTGCTCTCTTCTTTGCATCTTCCAAAGCCTTGACCTGTGCGTCTGCTGCAGCCTGGGCATTCTGTGCTCTAAGTTGTTGTGCAGCCTTAGCAGCAGCACCAATGTCACCACGAGATAGGGCATCGGCAATGTCTAGTTCGCCCTGCTTCTGTCTTGCAATGTCGTCATTGACAGACTTAACTTCTTGCAGTGCTTGAATCTGCTTGTCGTAGGTCTCATTAATCTTTTCTGCTTTTTTAGAGATAATGTCAAGTCCGTTTTGGTATACTCCATTCTCAGCCTCAAGAGTGTCTATCCTTACCTGTGCATCATCAATCTCGTTTTGAACCGTGCCCTTTGATAGTCTCTCTGCTGCAAGGTTGGCAAGTTTTGCTTTTGCTAATTCGTGTACCGCTTTTTTCTGATCCTTTAGATTACCAATTAGTTTGATTCCTGAAAGAGCAAGAACCATATCGGAGTCTGCCATTAGTTCAGATGTTAGTGCAGCATTTTGATTTCCAAGAGCCAAGGCTTTTGTTGCGTCAACTCTGTCATAAATTGATTTTGTAGCCTGTAGCCCACCAACAAATTGTCCTTCAATTTTTTGTCTTGCTGATATTTCATTAAGTTGTTTTAGGAACTTTGTGGCTTTACCGCTGCTGTCAAAGAAACGTTTCATTTCTTTTTCTGCTTCTTCTTTTGGCATTCCAAGGATGTTATCAATAATGTCTTGGCTAACGTTAGCAGCAAATAGGTTGTTGGTTAATCCAGAGAACATGTTCTTAAAACTTGACCCCTTCTTGGCAAATGCTTCCAAAGCCTTTTGTGATGCACTATATCCAACTGTTAGTTTCTGTGAAGCATCTGTTAGGTCTCTAACACCCTTTACGTAATCATCTAGCCATGATGCAGATGGGCCACCCCCATTATTGTTTTGATTCCCTGCCCCGACTGTATTGTCTACAAGAATTCTATCGTTTACGGCTCTTCTGGCTACAAAGTCGGTGTACATTCCCCAACCAACAATATCAGCCTTTGCTCCGTCTTTATTCTCTGGAGAACTTAGCCAAGCCAAAAAGTTTGGATCTTCAAAGTTCATAGTTCCAGAAAAGGTAGCAACATAAGATAAATATATTTGTTGCTCCGCTTTTGTTTTAATTGTAGAAAAGTATTTTTCATTATCTCTTAAAACATCCATTGCCTGCTCGTTCAAGATGCTTGCTCTCTGAACAATATCTACAGTTAGCATCTTTGGCTTGAGGTTTTTAATCTCTTCAATATCTTCCATCAGGGCTTTTTCAACATCTGGTCGCTTAGAAACAAAATCAACTAGAACTGTTGCGTCAATCCAGTTGCTGTTCATTCTTCCAAGTTCGCTATACATCTGTAGAAGTTGTTCTGCCTTTTCTCCCTTTACGGTAGACATTTTGGTCACAAACTCTGCTTGCATCTTTTTGTTAGATTTTCCATTTTCGTCAACAAACATTCTGCTTACTTGCAAGACTTGGGCAAGTCCAGTTCCAGTAAGGTTTGTTCGAATGTCAAATGCTTTTTGCATAACATCTGCGTCATTCTTTACAAGACTTGTAAGAAGAAGCATTGAGTCTGGGTCTATAGTTGTTCCAAGATCAAGCAGTAGGTTGTATCTCTGCCCCTTATCTGTTACCGATGATCTTAGATTTTCTATTGCTATTGTCGCAAGGTCTTCCTGAGCAGTACCCTTGTATTTTTTAGTAACGACCTTTTCGGCACCAGATAAGAGTTGATCTTGGTAATCGCTTGCAGCAAATGAATCGCTAATTTGTTGCTGAGTTTCGGCTGTTTTGTTTAGTAGTTTCTGTCGGGCGGTGATGTATTCATTTTGTAGTCTTTCTGCTTTGGCTGCGTTGCCTGCTGCTTCGGCTACTTTAATTCTCTTTTCATAGTCTAGTTCTAGAGAGTCTAGTAGTTGCTTTTGTTGGTTTAGAGCAGCAGCCTGGATTGCTACGTTTGCACCTGCAAGTTTACCCAAGCGTTTTCCATACTCTTCAGAGGCTGTGAAGTATCCAGTAATTCCTCCAGCAACTGTTCCGATAACTGCCCCAATTCCAGCACCAATTGGACCAGCAATCATCGACCCTGCAACAGCACCTGCAGCAGCACCCACACCAGCACCAGCAGCGATACCGCCAAGCATCATTCCAGTTTCATCGCCATTCCTCATGCCACTATTTTCTATATTTGTTGCCGCAGTAGAAATCTGTTCTTGAGATTGCTGTATGATTTTTGTTCTAATTTCTAAACCATTTTTAAGAATGTCTTCGCCGTTTGGTCCCATGAGGCTTGCTAGTTCTCCAGCAACCTTGATGCCAAGGTTTACGTTACCCATCTTTTTACCAATGCTAATGGCAATACTTCTCGCTTGCTTTGTTGTTATTGCATTAGACAAAACTGCTGTAGAAAGTTGAGCAAATAGTGCCGATTGTTGAGAGGCCCCACCCATCGCAGCACTTGCTGATCCTAGGGCTTTGGTCGTTGCTTGACCAGTTTCAGACTCAACAAAACTTTCTCCAAATGTTGATTTTCCGCTAACAACTGTAAATGGGCTAAGTTGTCCCTGCCTACGCCTATCCATAATTTCAGAGGCAGTTACCTTGCCAGCAAAGTCAGCGAGTCCTTGAATTGCTTTCGCACCAGCACCAATTGAATCAGTGAATTCAAGAACCTTGTCAATTCCGCTAGCAATCGTGTCGTTATATTTTGTCATTGAAAGCCAAGCAACGGCGACGGCTGCTGCAAGTAGGGTAATGAAACCCATAGTTTTACCCATATTTTGAAGTAGCATCGTAAGCATTGAGAAGCCACCAAGAAGTGGTGTGATTGCTTGTGCTACTTTTCCAACTTCTCCACCCATCATCGAAAGGCTACCCATAACCATAGATGCTGTCATCATGTATCCAGAAAGGTTTCTGGTGAATTTCTCCATGCCAGCACCCTTAGTCTTGGTTCCTGGACCTGCACCATCTCCACCAGGAACTCCCTTGCCCTGCTGAATGTTATTCAAAAGTTCTTTGTCAATAGCAATTCCACGCTGTTCTGCTAGGCGTAGTCTTTCCTTAATTACCTCGGACTCAAGGCCGTTGGCTTCCATATCTTGAATAAGAGCGTTTTCTTTTTCTTGCATTATCTGCATGTCTCGTGCAGCAGCATCAAGTTCTTGTTGGGTAAACTGATATCCTTGTTGGTGCTTTGCTTGAAGAATTTCTGCCTGTGTTTGAAGTGCAAGATATTCTTCATCAGTACCGAGAAGCATTTGCTGTGCTAGCATCTGTCTCTGTTCGTGGATCATGGTCCTAGACTGAACTTCTTTATCGATATTGTTTTCGAAGTGGTTCATAATCTTAGTTCCTGCTGCAACAACCTTAGCCTTTAGTTTTTCAAAGCCGTTAGAAAGCATTGTAAGGCCCTTGTCTGCAATGGCTGATGCAGCCTGTCCTGCAAGTTTTCCACCTGCTGGCCCAAAGGCTCTTGTGCCGTAGAACTGTCCAGCAGCACCAGCAGCCATGCTTGCTACCTTAATCTTTGCACGTTGTACTAGACCAAGTTTCTTCGCTGGCTGTTCTGCTGGCGGTACTGATTCAGCACCCTGATTATAAGACTGTTGATCTTGTGCACCTAGGTCAAAGGCATCGTGGTGTGGACTACTACGCTTTGCTTTATCTTGAATTAATTCAAAGGGGTCGTCCTGTGGGGCAACAACACTCTCAGCACCGTCAATAAATTCACCCATATCTCCTGCACCAGTTGCTGAAGGAGGAACTGTGTTAGCCATTGGCACACGAGGTCTGTCATTCCTAATTCTTGATTCTCTAATTGATGATGCTGGCCTTGGCAACAGTGTTCCGTCTGGTGCAATTGAGTGTTTTCCGTCTTCGGTCGTGGGGAATCCAGCAGCATCTAACTGCTCACGAGCATTTACTCTAACATCATAAATATTGCTCTCTAGTTGTTCGATTGTTGGACTAATTCCAGCAATCTGAGGTCCTAATTTTTCTCTTGCTTTTCCAATAATATCTGCAACCTGAGAAGATCTTATGTTTAGTTCACCAAAGTTTTCAACAGCCCTGAGAATTTCTTGATCTAATAGTTCTATTTCTGGTAAGTGTTCTTCCCAATTTAGCCCAGCATTTTCAAACGTCTGCTTCCATTTTTCGGGACCACGCCTCTTAAAGTCTGCAGCAAAGTCTGCTGTTGGTACTGGATTGTCAAACTTCATCTTATTGTTAAGTTGCGAATCTTGTGCAAAAGTAAATCCAGAGCCTGCTATAACTTCAAAGTTTGGGATATATTTAATATACTGTTCTAGTTGTTTTTTGAATGCTCCCTTTATTTGGTCTGTTCCTGATGCTAACAGTTCCGAGGCTAACATTGTGCCAGATTCTTTTACGTGAGCCTGATCTGTACTATATATCTCGCTTGGATGTAACCCTAGTGGCACTCCTGCCTGCTTTGCTGCTGGTGGATAGTAAGAAGGCCTCATGTTGACTTCTGGCCTTTGTTCTGTTCCAAGGTTTTTATTTTGAGTGAAGAATTCTGTCATACTTCTTTCAGCAACTGTTTTTGCCTGCTGTACATATATCTTAACTTGCTCTAAAAGGTCTTTTTGAAGTTCACCCTGTGTATTTTTTACAATAAGTTGAATTTCTTGTCTAAGTTTTGCTTCAAATAGGTCTGGGTTATTGCCACCATATTTTGACATTGCTTCAGAAACAACGCTTTCCTCATCAAACGGTTCTTCTCCAAGAATACCGCCTTGTGATAGTTTAAGAACCTTTCCAGAAATTAGGCTTTCTACTAGGCCTCTGTTTCTTGATACGGAATCAGCAGGTATTACTGCTTCTCCATTTGAAAGCATTGCAGGGATTGAATCGCTTGTTCCTGTACCAGGGCCAGAAACCATACCGCCTCTGGCATATTTTTGAACCCCATACCCAGGATTTGTTCCAATATTCCAGTTAACATATTCTGATGGACCAATTTCAAAACCTTGATATCCTTCTTTTATTAATGACTGAATAAATGGGTCACCTATCTTACCGCCAATACCAGAAGAGTATGGGTCTAAGCCACCTTCTTGTAGATCGTACAAAATTCCCTCTACAACATCAGACTTGAGACCACCATTCTTTATCCAATCCATTGCTTTTTGTTTTAGAATGCCATCGTTACCCCAGCCATTTATATAACCTTTACCACCGATAGTTTGTTTGAGTGCGTCATCAGACATAGAAATCTTATACTCATTTTTACCCCATAGATTCTTTTTACCAGTAGCAAAATCTCTTTCTCCAGTGACTGCCGAAAAGTACATTCCTTTACCAAGGTTTGAGATTCTATAGTTACTTGGCACAGTATCTGGGTGCAAAAGTTCTGATAGTTTTGGATTGTTGGTTTGGTGTACAGCAAGTTTATCCATAATTGCAGCCTTGAGTCCAGGGGCTAGAGAGTCCCAGTTTCCTCCAGATTGCTGCACCATATCATTTAGTGTTTTTAACTGTATTGCGTCTTGTCCGTTTAGTGGCTTAACCTGTTTTAAAAATTCTAGGTATGAGTTGTCAAAACTCATAGGATTTAGTCCAAGAGATTTTCTATCTGGAAGAATACCACCCTTAGCCATCTTGAGTATTCCACCCTTAGCAAACTTATTATTGTTAACTAATGTCTTAACATATTCTTCACGTGGGTCAACAGTGTTTTTGTCACTTACCCAGTTTGTATCCCTAAGTTTAGCACCACCTACGTTGTTTCTCCAGGATATTCCGTCAGCGGATATTTCTGGAGAGTGAACTGGATGTTTAATAACTGATGGGTTTTTGAGGGCTTCTAGATTTGCTGCATGCCACATGTCTGATGCAATGCCCTGACGGCGGAATGCTTCTTCAACCCAGACCATGAGAATTTCTCCACTGTCTGGATCCCACTTAAGGTCGCCACGAGTTTGACCAGTTGCGTCTTTTGCTTCAATTGCATGCATTGGACCATTTGTCTCAATGTTCTTCATTAGGCGGTATGTATAAGAAAGTTGGTCCTTCTTCTTAGATGGATCATTGTTCTTCATCCTGCTCTTTGCAAGTTCAATTGGGTCTGCAATTTTGCCATTAACTACCAGCCCACCCTTAGCCATCTCAAGTATTCCACCCATAGCCATTTTCTTGGGGCTTTTCTTCTTTTTAGCAGTAGGGAGTGGGTTAAGCATTGGTGGTGTGCGACCTGGGAAGTACTGTGCCCACTCTGCAGAGATCTTAGCCTGAATCTCTTCTGGGGTCATGTCATAGTACTCGTCAGTTATTTCGCTATCCATTAGGTCGTTAGCAAATAAGTATTGTTCGTAGCGTTTACGAGCAACGGTGGTTTCTGGGCTATCATATTTACCTTCTGGCAATTTTTCATAGGCTTTTTCCATAGCAACAAATGCTAGTGCGGTTTCGTAGAATCCTCTGGCTTCTGTTACGTCTGCTGGTTCTTGTTCTGGAACAACTTTACCCTTTCCAATGATTCCACCCTTAGCCATCTCAAGTATTCCACCCATAGCCATTTTTAGAGGGTTAAATGCTGGTATGCCTAACAGGCCAACAGCACCACGTGTCTTATCCATATCGTCATAGAATTCTTCAATCTTGTGATCGCTCATCAACCTAGCAGTTTTTTCATACTTCATTCGTTCTGGTCTGCGATAGTCTCCGTCTTTTCTTGACATCAATCTAACCTTGGTTGTGTCAATTCCAAGTTTGGCTAGAGTTTCTAGGGTAATGTTATCAGCAGACTTGGGCCTTGCTGTCATAAGAATAATCGTGTTTCCACGTGCTTGTGCTTCGTGAAGTTTGGCAATGGTTGCAGGCATTCCAACTGGGTTCTTTGCTACCTCAGTTTTCCAGTCAAGTCTTTCTTCTACTGGAAGTTTTTCATTTGCTGCTCTGTGTCCAGGCATAAACGATCTTAGATCAAGCAGGGTGTCGTCAATGTCAAAGATTGATGTTGGTTTTCTTGGGTCAACGTTTTCTCCAACAATACCGCCCTCTGCCATCTTCTTTGGTGGAGTAAGTTTAAGGTTGCTGTGAAGTGCGTGATACTTTGTCCAGTCTACACCTCTTGCAGCCTCTAGACGAGCAACCATGTTTCCGTATACTGCCTGTTCTTCTGGTGTTAGGTCTGGGAAGCCAGCAATTGTTTGTTTAAGTCTTGGAAGCGTTTGCTCAATCTCATTACGCATTCTGTCTTGGTATTCTTGTGGTGACATGCTTGCAGCAATACCCTTAGTGCTTTCAGCAAACCATTTCTTTGCACCACCCTTTACTCCAAGAAGATTAATAAGAGCCTGTTCTTCCATGGACTTCATGTTAGGTTCGTATTCTCTGAATCCAGATGCCTTTGCAAATACCCCTGCAGTTCCGACATCTGGAAGAATGTTTCCTCCGAGGTTTCCCTGTCCTAGGTCTTTATCTCCACGCAGTAGCGATGCCACTAGTTGTGTTGTATATTCTTCCTTTGAGAATGTTTGTGGAACTTCAGAGAACGTTGGGTCAAAGTCTGACTCAAGGGCATAGAACCTTCTGGTTCCAGTCTTGTCTGTAGGGTCGTTGATTGCAACAAGTCTTTGCTGTGGTGATCTCAGACCATGAGCACCTCTCGCAATCTCTGTTCCACGAATTTCTGCCATAGCAGACTGGAAGTCCATAACTGGCTTTACGAATACTTTACGACCATCAAAGGTCTCGTACATTCCACCAACTCTAAATAGTGGGAAACTGTGTCCCTTAGATACTGAAAGTTGGTGCTTGTATTTTGTTACTGGCATGTCTGCTCGTGGTGATTCAGCAAACTTAGCATAAACCGCCTGTGCGTCTTCTTGACTACGCTGTCTAGCCTTAAACGACTGTGGCATTCCAAGGAACTGCTTTTCTCCCTTGTTAACAATTCCACCTTCAGCAAGTTTTAGAACCTTACCAGAAATAAGGTTTTCTACAAGCCCTCTGTTTTTCTTTACTGATTTTGCTGGAATAACGGCTTCACCATTAGACAACATTGCTGGAACTGAATCTGAGGTTCCTGTTCCAGGTCCAGAAACCATTCCACCCCTAGCAAATTTTTGTGGAGCAATGTTGGTTGGATTAGTTCCAGCAGGACTATACGCTCTCTGGGCATCTATGTTTCTTACATAAGACTGAGTTAGTTGATCTACTGCTACCGCTTCTGAAGTAAATCTTTGTGTTAGTTGTTGGTGAATCTGGTCAAGAGATGCTGCTACCGCTGCTGCCTTGATCTGTGTTTCGGTCATGTATGTGGTTGATTCTCCAAGCATACCTGTTTCTTGTGTTGTTCTGTTAATGAAAGACTTGATGTTGACAAACATCTTGACAAGGTTTGCAATACCGTTCGCTACTAGACCAACAGACATAAGAAGTAGTGGACCAACACCAGCAACCAAACCTGTAAATGTTACCCAGAAGGCTTTTGACCCTTCTGACATTTTGTTAAATCCGTCAAGGAACTTAGAAACAAAATCTAGGATTGGGGTTACTGCCTTAAGGAATGCCTCTCCAATTGGAGCAAGTTTAACCTTGATATCCTCAACAGCCTTTTGAAACTTAAACATTGGGGAACTTTCTACCCTCTTCAGTTCTCGCTCAGACAGGATTGCAAGTTCTTCTGTGGTTGCGTTACTTAGTTCTAGAACCTTTTGTGCCTGAGTTCCTTCTTGAATTACGTTTTGGAACAATGTCGATAGACGTGAAAACTGGAACTTACCGAACATTTGCTCAATGGCACGTGCTCGGTTTAGTGGGTCTAGGGTATCTAGTGCACTAGCAAAATCTAGGACAAGGCCCTTTACATCGCCCTTGTTTGCCTCAACAATGCCCTTAACATTTACACCAAAACTTGCAAGGAACTCAGATGCTTTTCCTGTTGGGTTAATCAAAGATGCAAGACCAGACTTAAGTGCGTTAGCACCCTCAGATGCGTTAATTCCACCTTCCTTCATTGCTGTCAGGAAGAATGCTAGATCTTGTACGTCTCCACCAAGTTGTTTAACAACTGGTGCAGCCTTTGGAATAGCAATGGTGAGGTCTTCGATAGATGTAACAGTTTGGTTTTCAACTGCGTTAAGGAAGTCAATCTTTCCTGCTAGGTCTTCTGCTGCAATTCCAAAAGCGTTAGTTAGAGACATTGTTGTTTCTAGTGCTTGTGCCTGTTCTACAGATCCAAGTACCGCAAGTCTTGTAGCATTTGCTACCTGCTGCATAAGGTCTGCTCCGACCTTACCTGCTGCTGCTGCCTCGGCAGCCATTTCCATTGTGTCTGCTACCGCAACACCATACTTAGTGTATTCCTGAGCAAGAATTTTTAGGTTCTTAATCATGTCTTCTGATTCTTTTGCAGTAGTTCTAAAATCTCCGTAGACACGCTTAAACTTGATAGAACCCTTTTCTAGTTCCATGTACATCTTTGCTGCTGCAGTACCTGCCATTGTTAGCGGTACGGTAAAACCAACCATCAACTGACGACCAGCCCACTGGGTGTTCTTACCCCAGTTGAGAAGGTTAGTTGATCCTTGCTTTAGTAGTTGGTTTAGTATCTGTTGTTTCTGGGCAGCGATGGCTGTTTTTGTTCCCAGGTCATTCATGTCAAGAACTAGAGGTCTAACTGCGATTGCCTTCATGGCACCGCTAGCGTCACGGCCTAGTTGGATGTATTGGGTTTGAAGAGTCTTGACTCTTTCACGAGCAACCTTATCAATGGTTGACATTTCGGACTTGAATAGTTTTCCGAAGTTCTTTGTTGCACCGCCAGCATACCTAAAGTATTGGCCCATTGAGAGTTTGTTTTTCTCAAGTGCTTCTGTAAAAGACTCTGTGGTGGTCTTGATGTTTTGAATGCTTGCATTAAACTTACCTGCAGCATTAATATCATTGATTAGATTTTGTCTAAGTTTGGCTGCTGCTGCTGCTTGTGTGGCAGAGCCACGAGCCATCTGTGTTTGGAAGGCTGATATCTGAGACTGTAACGCCTTTAAATTTGCTAAGGCCTGACTGGTATCAATATTAATATTGATATTAGTCTGAGAATCAGCCATCCATAAACACCTCTTTTTTTATTTTTTTATACTGCGAAATTTGGAGATGCGTTTTGTGCGATCTTAAGACCTGACGCTTCCTCCACGATTTCATATACAGTCGGTAGATCTAGAAGATCCTCCAATGATTCTGGCTTTTCCGCTAGTTCTGGTTTGTATTGCTTCATAGCAATAGCCACACATTCTAGAAGAAGGTCCATCGATTTTGAATTGTTGTCAGCAACCTCTGAAATCTTTTCAAACTTGTCCATGAATGGACGAAGTAGCGAGATCTTTAGTGGTCTGATTTCAATTTTTGTTCCGTCAAGCAAGGTAACTGTTCTTGCTTCTTGTACTGTTGTTGCCATGTGATTTCCTCCTTTTAAGGGTATACAATATTATAGCATAAACGAATTAGATTGGTCAAACCTTTTCATAGGATAGGCCCATGCCGATTCCAAATCCAGCCTTTGCTGCTTTTTGTCCTCGGAGAGATGTAACATCATTGGGGTCTCCACCTTTATTGAACACCTTGTTTTTAAGTTTTTCCCAAGGATCTTCCTGTTTCTTTTGTTCGCTTTCCATATCAATGCCCTTTAAGGCTGCCATAAACTTTCTTTGATTATATATGTCTTCTCTTTTGGCGTTCAGGGTCTCTGATAGTTCTGGCATTGATAGCGAGGATTCTAGTTCTTCATAGTCTTTCCAGATACCCAGCAAGAATACTTCAGACTCCAGTTTTGCTAGGTCTATCTTTTCCCAAGAGTTATTCTCATCGTGATTAGCCTGCTCTGGTAGGCTCTCTCCTGCCTCTTCTGGTGCCTTCATACTAATACCTCCAGCAATTTCAAGAACCTTGTAAAGTGTTGGCAGATCGAACAAGTCTTCTATCTGGCTTACTGTCTTTATTTCTGGCTGGTATTGCATCATGGCTATCAGGGCACATCTAGATACAAACTCAAATGCGTCTGAGTTGTCAATAGATTCACGCACGTTTTGAAACTCATCCATAAACAATCTAAGATATTTTATCTTGAGTGGAGTGATGTATATCGGTTCACCGTGGATGGTGAATATCATTGCCGAATTATATATTTTACTTGCCATGTATCTATTGTACCAAAAAGAAAACCGCCTAGTGTGAACTAGACGGCTTTCCCCTATATTAAGTTATTAAGATGCTGCTGGAATGGTGCGGTCGATGATCTTACCGTACGATGCATCGTTGTTTGGAAGCATTCTAAATGATACTTCAAACATTGTTGCCTCGTCACGCTTTGCTGATACTGTAACATTCTCAATTGAGAGTGCACGGTAACCAACGTAGATACGTTCGATTTGCTCTTCTGGAGAA